TAACACACACCTTACCGACCCCCCCTAAGGACCCCATTGACTGCTGTCACAGTCGCCGGAGGGGGGTCACCGCAACAACGGCACTACCTACACTATTTACACTTACCTAACTAACTTACCTAGCTAGACTAGAAATCTTAAACTGCTAACCACACAGAATTAAATTTTTACCCAATGGTCCATCCTTTCAGTGAAACCATCCCCCTTACGGGCGCGGTACAGCGTGCGTGGGTACACACCAATATTTAGGTACTTCTTATCCCGCCCCATATGGCGGTTTGCTCAGTGTACGCCACAAATCAATGCCCGAGCTTGCGATGGGCACGATTACATACTGGCCACCTGCAACACAACAGGACCGACCCCGTTGTTCCAGGCATAGGCCAAACCTCGCAATCCAGGCTCAAGATTGAAGCTCATAGTTGTGGCAGTAGCATCAAACGCGCCATTACCCTCCACACTAAGAGAATCACTTGTGATGCCAGCAGGGCTAACCGTACCAGCAACAGCAGTAGCACCTGCTGTGGCTACCATGCCAACATTGGTCGCCAAGTCGGCCGTAACACTGTTAAGGCCGGAGGTGCTACCATAGCACGACACTAGATACCGGTTGCCAATGATTGCACCCGCCACGTCAAAGGTAGTATTGGACGTACGGGTCAAAACAAGCCCACCACGATTGGTGATAGACACTGTTGCAGCAAGAATGGCACCACCACCAGCACCAGTGAATGTGCCAATTGAGCTTTGAACAGCAGCCGCGCCCCCACCAGCAGCAGCAATTTTCTTCTTGCGAAATTCCACCTGAGAGCTGATCCACAGCTCACCAAGCACATTCGACGCAAACGGACAACCTACGGTTGCGATCTGGAACTTGCCGAGATCATACAGCCGCAAATCACCCGGGGGGATGGTTGCCCCCGTACGGATGTACTTCTGCGCATCAGGTGTTTGACTTGGTGAACACTCCACAAAGTGCAATGCAGATGCGGATGGCACCACAGAAATTGAATACTCCGCGTTTTCCATCTCCTGCTTATTCGCAAAATCAGGATCGTACGCGTTGTACCGTGTTGCCATCACAACACTGCCAAGGGCGGTGGATCCACCACCACCGAGGTTCCCAATAGGGCCGCTGGTTGTCTTGAATTCAATGACCATGCCCTTGTAATCATACTCCTCGAACAGGGCAGCCAACTGGCTCAACCACGGATGGGTGCCAACCTCACCGGGGTTCAAAATGAACGACTGGAGATTGAACGCACCCACCGTGGCAGACGACACAACGTCACCCAAAAACTCGCGCTGTGTCACCATAACAGAATCAGTGACACCATCATTCGACATGCGGGGAATCTGCATGCCCCGCCCTGCGAACGAATTGCGCCTCAGGTTTGGTGGGGCTCCAATCTGATAGGACCCCATCCCGGTGATCTTCGACAGTAAAGCACCCGCAGCACCCCCAATCGCCGCACCACCGGGACCGAAATAACTACCAACACCAGCACCAAGGCTGGAGAAGGCACCTTTCGGAATGACACCTCGCATAGTGTCAATAAAGCCCTGGCGGGGGGGTGGACCGCCAGTCACCAAACCTCCATCACCAACGGAACGTGGCTCCGCGTACTCGCGTGCAAACGCCCGCCGACCCCGGGGTCCTGGTCGTTCCATCACACCAAACTCCAGGGATCCGGGTTGCGGCCCACGCATGACCGCCACCTGTAACTTGCGTGCTTTCTGTGCACGCTTTCGCTGCGCCACCAACCCAGCAGCTAGGGATTTTGTTTTTCGTTTTTGCATTGTTCTTACACGGGCTCCGGAGTCCACCACTCCCGACTGTACATCAAGGGGGCACCAGTGGCTGAGCCGTGCAGTCTGTCGGCATTTAGCTTACGCACTTAGCACGGAATTATTGAGCGTTCCCGCACCGTTTTGGCCCATTTAACCCCCCCAACCCCGTTTGTTCAATCCTGCAAGGACCATATCGTGGAGCCGAACACACCTGCCCCATAACAGCCATCCCCGCAATCCTCCACGTTGAACCGCGTGAAGTCCAATTCTTGATACATCGATTCCATGACCAGTTGTATATCTGGAAGGATGTCGAATGCACGCCAGAAAGAAACTCTGGTTAAGTAATCGACATCCCGCACGCGTTTTTCCATACCGCGCGCCAGGTACACCATCCCACATTTGTCCAGCTTTTCATCCATGCTTGTGTCCCTCCCAAGAGACAAATACATGGCCTGCAAAATAGGAATGCCACCTGTCAAAGCCAACCCACACCCGGATATGGCCGACCTCCAGTCACGGTATTGTTTGGCAGTCTCACACTGCTTCAGGTTAATCAGATCCTTGCCCAGGGACACATGCGGGTCCCTGACCATGGTATATCCACCTTCGATGTATATAGGGTGACATTGACAAAACTTGATCTCTTCCAGACGTCTTGCCACACCCTCAACCGTCATCTCGAAACCCAGAACCAGAAACCAAGACTGCAGTGGTTTCAGGAACTTCTCCAGGTCCTCCTTTTCACACAGGAGGCAACAATCATCACCATTGTTGATCAAAGAGCTCTTCAGCCCTATCGACTGCATGTATGTCCACATCATGGCACACATCAGGATGACGTTTCCTAGTCCGGTATTCATGTCGCCACTCATGCGATTCCCTCGGACATCATATTGCACATTCCCATCACGGGCCCACGCCGACCCCATGTTGTGCAACTGCAACCCCAGCAAGGTCTTGATTTGCTCTTGCTTATCTACCGGCAACGCTTTAAACGCCGGCATTTCAGTGTAACAGGAGTGCTCATATTTGAGCGCCTCCACTGACACATGTTGGTCAAACCGAGACGCATCTAGTCTGATACCAACGGGGTTCCTAAACTTCGACCACTTCCTAGCTATGGTCTGGCCTTGTTGTCTAGCATTCAGGCCCTTCAAAACTGTCTTCTCCCCAAATATGCTATCAATGGCCTTAAAGTATTGTTTTTCATTCTTCTTAAGCCACTGTGCTAGAAGCACATTATATCTAGGAGTGCGAGGCTGAATGATGCGCGGGTGTTTTGCTAACAACCCACTTCGGGTGCCGTAGATGGCGGTATACCCGCTAGCCACATACACCTTCTCTCGCTTGACAAACGCACGTATCATCGCATCACGCCAGTCAAGTTCTTTCACGACCAGGCTTTCACCCGCTTTCCGATAAGTCTCCCGCTTCAGGCCCGGAGGGAATAGCATGTGCACATCTTCCCTATCTACCCAGGCGTGGGCTCGAAACTTCTTCTTCAGCAGGTTACGAAACCTGGTCAATTGTTCGAAAGACCTCTTGACCGGCTGCGGACACGGCATAAATTCACCCGGTCGTCTAGGATCCTTCACATCATGGACCCGTGTCTTTACAGCGACCGCAATATTTACAGCTGTCTGAGAATAGACAGCAAACTGACAAGGCTGACAGGCCCCATCATACACTACATATTTACACAATTTGGGCTCCCGCGAGGTTTTCGTGAGGGTTAAG